TCCATCTTGATCCGGTCGAGAGTCTTCTTCCGCTCGACGGCCGACCGGTACGACATGAACCGCTCGAACCGCGGAGGCGGCTGCGACTTCGACTCGTCGCCGAAGACCTGGACGCCGATCTGTTCCGCGAACGCCTTGAGGTCTGCGAGGTTGTAACCCTCGATCTCGTAGTGCTCTTCGAGGGCGGCGACGAAGTGCTCCTTACGCGGCTGGTTGGTGTAGACGCCGCGTTCGTTGCGAGGACGGTCGTCCGACTTCGCCTTGCGGAGGAAGTTGTACTCGACTCCCTCGATCGTCTCCTTCGGCCCGAGGACTTCTTCCTTGCGGAGGACGATGTTCGCGACGGCCGGGTAGGTCGAAGCCTGATCGTCGAGCGGGAGGAAGTCGTCCCAGATCGAAGCGGCGGTCTTGTGTTCCATGAGACGGATCGATCCGGTCCGAGCGTCGCGGTAGACGCCGTCCCAAGTCCCGACGAGTCGCAGCCAGCGCTTCAACGCCGGTCGCTTCACGCCGAGCCACTCGACCTCGGGCCGGGGAAGGATCACGCGGAACTGCCGCTCCGTCGCGATCACATCCCAGTGGTCGTCCTTCCCGTAGAAGTCGACGTAGCTCTCGAGCAAGTCGATCCCGAGGGCTCGAGCGTCGAGGTACTCGATCTCCTCGTCTTCGTTCCGGACAAGCATCTTCCGCTCGCCCTCGAGGAAGGCAGAGAAGGTCTCGGCCGGGTGCGGCCCGCGCTCGAAGCCCGGCCGGTACCACAGCGCGAGCCCTTCGTGAACGGCGCTTCCGAACCACAGCGGCGTAGCGGCGCGGAGAGGCGTCAGCCCTTCCACGATCGACCAGTACCACTTTTGCTCACACGACTTCAGAGCGGTTCGCTCCGAGTTACGCATCTCGAGCATGACTACCTCCTTCGTAGGAGGCGGCGGCGCGAAGGCTTCTCCGCGCCGTCGCCGATCAGAAGTCGGTCTCGGCGGCGGGCGCCTTCGGGGCCGGACGGCGACGGGTCGGCGCGGCGGTCGCGGTCTTCGCGGCCGGGGCCGACTTCGCGGCGGGCTTCTTCGTGGGCGCCTTGGTCGTGATCGGGGTGGTCTGGACCGGCTCGCCCTTCGCGACCTTCTTCGCCGGGGCCGCCTTCGGCGCGGGCGCCGCCTTCTCGGCCTTCGGCTCGGCGGCCTTGCGCTCGCGCTCGGCCTTCCGCTCCTCGCGGGCGGCGCGGCGCTCCTCGCGCTCGGCGGCCTCGCGCTCGTTGCGCTCCTTCGCCTCCGCGATGCGGGCCTGGTTGCCGTCCGACTTCTGGAAGGTCCCGCGGAGCGAGGAGGCCAGCTGGACGCTCATCGGGTCGGGCTTGTAGCCGGTCTGCTCCTCGATCCACTCGATGAAGGACTCGATGACGGGGGTGACGCCCTTGTCGACGTAGAGCGCGAGCGGGGCCTCGCCCTTCGTCTTCTGGCGACGGCCCGCGGCGTCGGTCTTCGCGGCGGTCTTGGGAGCGGCCGGGGTCTTGGCGACGGGGGTCTTGGCGGCGGCGCGAGTGGCCATGGTTTCTTCTCCTTGGTGAAGGTTGCGGTTGAGGTCTTGCTACTCGATTACCCTACCGGAGATCGGGAGGGGTTTTGAGACTTTCCTGAAACTTTCTTGAAACTTTACTCCGGGTCTGCATCCTTCGGTCGTCGCGATCGGGGTGCAGCCTTCGAGGAGTAGCGCCCCTTCGAGATGACGGTCGGGGCGGTCGAGCCCTCCTGCGCGCGGGCCCGGCGGGTGACGTTCGCCCGGACCGGCGCGAGCGCGGAGGGGCTGCGACGTTCGAACTCGACCCGCTTCTTCCGCAGCCACATCCGGCGGTGCGTCTCGGCGATGAGGATCGATCCGAAGACGGCGCCCGCGAGCGAGGCGCCGATGACTCCGAGGTATTCGAGGGGTTCCATTCCTAGCCTTTCATGAGGTGGAGCGCGAGATTGACTCCGCGACGGCCGTCGAGGAGCTTGTGTTGAACGTCGTGCTGAGTGTAGTTGCCCTCGGCGATCTTCTCTTCGATCGTCCCGGCCGTCCGAACGTAGGTCCACGATCTCGGAGCGATCCGGCCGGACCGATTGTCGGTGCGGCCCTCGAGTTGGACTTGGTCGTCGGCGACGAACGTCTCGTCGAGAATGATCATTTCGTCGCACCACGAATCTAGCTCGATCGCGACGCCGCCCGTTTGAGTTTGAATGAGCATTACGCGCGGCGCCGACTCTCGGGTGTCGGCTTGGAAGGAGTCCTGGTACCTCTTGCGGTTCGCGCCGGAGACCGAACCGTCGATCCGCATGGTATCGATCCCGGCCTTCGTGAGCGCTCGCTCGATCGCGTTGAGAACCTCGGTGAGCTGCGAGCCGATGACGTACTTGTAGGCCGACCCCTCTTCGGGAAGCCAAGTCGTCGACTTCGCCCCGGTGACTCCGCGCTCGGCGAGCCACTCGAGAACGAACTCCGCCTTCGGGGAGTCGTCGGTCGCGACGAGTCGGCCGGTCCCGGGATCGTCCCACACACCGTATGCCATCTGCTTGAGGCGGGTGAGTTCGGAGAGGAGGCCGTGTCCGGAGATCGAGCCGCTTTCGATCTCGACCTCTCCCATCTCGACGAAGGCTTGATACTGCCGAGCGTGCTTCTCGCTCATCGTGACCTCGACGTCGATCCGCCGACCGGGCGGAAGATCGCCGCGGACCTCGAGCCGGGTCCGGCGAAGGACTGAGCTATCGATGAGCGAGTAGAACGCCTCTCGCTTCTCCTTTCGCAGTCCTCCGACCTGCTTTCCGAAGTGAGTCTCGATGACCTCGAAGTAGCTGTCGACGAAGGCGTGATACCCGCCCATCTTCACTTCGAACCAATCGAGGAGTCCCCAAAGGTTCTGCTCCCGGCCGCGGAGAGGCGTACCCGTGAGAGCGATCTTCTTCGAGGTCTTGAGATCGAGAATGCCTTGAGTGTTCTGCGGAATGTGCTTCGGCCGGTACGTCGTGAAGATCGAATGCGCTTCGTCGACGATCACCGAAGTCCATTCGGCGTCGATAACCTTCGGCCAGTCCTCGACTCGAATCGTCCGGCGGAGGTTGTGGCCTTCGACCGCGTGAGCGAGAGGCCACATGAGTACGGTCTTCTCGAGGATCGGCTTGCCGTTGACGATGACCTTCTTCGAGACCTTCTTCTTCCCGACGTCCTCTTTCCACATCGAGCACTTCGGGCAGAATTGCCCATAGGCGCGCCGGAGCATCGCCGGGTTCACGACGAAGAAGCGCGGGCGCCCGTCGTCGGTAAGGTCGAAGAAGTCATCGATTGCCTTCTCTCGCTTCTTCGCCCCTTCCGGCGCAGTCACGACGACCGCCTTATCTCCGAACCAAAGCGCAATTTGCCGAGCCCACACGGTCTCGATCGAGGACTTCGGGCACACGATCAGGTGCGACCCGGACCACAGTCCCGACTCGACGAGCCCGGCGAGAGACGTCACAGTCTTTCCGAGCCCGGGTTCGTCGGCGATGAGGACGGAGTCGGCGGCTGCGACGAACCGGGCGCCGACGCGCTGATACGTCCGATCGCCCATCGCCCTCGAGAGCTTTCGCGAGACGGCCGGGAGCCGGGAGAGCTTCGCGTCCGACCGGCGGGAGAGGTTGCGGAGCGTGCGCTCCTTCTTCTTCGCGACCTTCGCCCACTCCCACAACTCCGGGTCGACCTCGAGGAGATCGCCGAAGACTTCGCGGAGTTCGCGAAGAGTGTTCATGGAGAGCGGGTACGTCGCTTGGAACGCCCCGCCGGGTCGGCTCACTCGAGCCCCGGGCACGGACGCGCATTCGTCGGCGAGCGACGGACGCCAGGGCGAGCGGAGAACAACCCGCTCGCCCCGGCGCGAAATCATAATTCCCATCCGCCTACTCTACCGTCGCGAGGCGCGTGAGCACCGAGACGTTCTCGCCGCGAGCGGAAGGCGCGTTGACCTTGACGGTTCCCTTGAACTTTCCCTTGTAGCCCTTCTCGATCTGCGAGCCGAACGCCCACCCGGCCGAGGTCCACGTCTTCACCGTGACCGACTCGGAGACCTTGATGATGAGGAAGATCGAGACGCCGAAGTCGCCGTCGATCGAGTTGCGGTGGACGATCTCGCCTTCGAACTCGACGCGCTTCTTCTCCTCGGCCAGGTACTCCGTCTTCGGCTTCGCGGCCTCCGCGGCGATGATTCGCTTGATCGCCTCGATCTGCTTCTCCGAAAGAGTGTTCTTCGACTTCGATCCGTAGTTGAAGACCTGGCCTGCGAGCGAATCGAGGAACTGGTTCGTAACGTTCTCGGCCTCCCAGATCGGGCGGAGGAAGGCGGCAACCTCGGGCTCGGCGGCGACGAAGGTCGCGATCCGAGCTTCGGCTTCCGCGGCCATCGCGCGGTACTCCCGCTCCTTCTTCGCCTCGCGGGCGGCGCGAGCCTTCGCGCGCTTCGCCGAGTGCTTCTCGACGGCCTCGCGGTCGCCGACGCACGAGACGCTCTTCGTCCCGCGGCACAGGTAGCACTCCGAGGAGTAGCCGTCGAAGGAGTAGGAACCGGTACCGGCGCAGCGCGGGCAGGCGGTCCAGTACTCTCCATCTTCGGAGTAGCGGACGTAGGGGTATTCGTTCACGTACTCGACCCGGGAAGTCATCAGCGTCTCAGTCATCGTTACCTCTCCGCTCGGGTCCTTCCCTCGCAGTTCCTCAACTCTACGCCAACTTCCCAGAAACGCAAAACGGCCCGATCCCTCGTCGAGGATCGGGCCGTCGCGCTGGAGACGCGAGTCGAGCTTACTCGATCGCCTCGTGCTTCCCCTCGTACTCCTGGAAGCCGTGACGGGACGGGTCGTCCTCGGACTTCGTCAGGTCGAGCGACGTCACGGTGTAGGCGCCGTTGTTCATGGGTGCGATCTTCGGGTCGACGCGGATCGCGACGCCGAGTTCGGAGGCGAGGACGTTGAGCCCGGCGAGGACGACCACGCCGATCTGAGTCGGGTTGAGCTCGCCGGTCGAGACGAGAGGGATGACGGCGGCGAGGATCGCGAGGATGACGGAGACGCCGGTCTTGAGCGCGCCCCTCCACGGCCCATCGACGAGAGGGAGGCCGAAGGTCGCGACGGCCTGGAGGCCGACGATCGCGAGGCCGAGGATGACCTCCGGGGAGTAGATCGACGCCGGGATCGCGACGAACGCGGTGACGAGGGTGATGAGGATGGCGAGGAGTCCTGCGCCGTATCTCTTGAGGATCATGAGTTGTTCTCCTTGATGTGTTCGCGGGGAAGTGCGTGCTTGAGGATTTCGAAGTCCTCGTCGTCGGGCGGAGGGAAGGGAGTGTCGAATCGGGAGTGCCAGGCATTCGCGATCTTCCGGAGGTACCGCTGGATTGCTCCGACGAGATTACCGTACTGCTCTCGAATCTCCCGGGCGTCGGCGAGCGCGGCGTCCGCGGTCTCTTTCGCTTCGGCTGCGACTTGCTGAGCGAGAGCGGCTTTCGCTTCCGCGTCGGCCGCAGTCTTAGTGACGGTTTTCCAATCCCGCCACATCATCCCCATCATCTCCGCATTCGTCCCTCGGAAGGGCTCTTCGCCTTCGCCGACGTCGACCGTCGGAGCGGCGACCTTGACGGGCTTGCGGGTGAGAAGAAGAGTGAGCGCGACGGGGACCGACGCTGCGAGAACCGTGGCGACCGGTCCCGCAATGGTTTCCAGAAGTTCCATCATTTGGCCGGTACTACCTCCTTGGGTCGCACTTCGTAGAGAAGGTCGACGACGATCCAGGTCGGGAACACCAGAAAGATGAATACTGCGACTCCGAAAGCGAGGCGGTCAGGGTCGCCCGCGATCAGAGCTTGGATAAGGACGGCGAGAGCGTAGATACCCATCAACATCGTCATACAGATCACGGCGACCATCTCGAGGCGTTTCGCCGCCGGATAGAACGCCGCCGACGCGAAGGCGACGACCGACGTCGCGAACATCGCGATCGTCCAGAAGTCGCCGTATCCGATGCCGAAGGTGTCGTCGATCGCCGGGACTCGGGCTTCCGTTCCGACGAGACCGAAGATCGCGAAGAGGGCGATCTTGATCGGAGTGACGAAGCGGTAGAGCCCGCGGTACCGCTCGGGGATGTCGTCGAGATTCCCGGGACTCCATACGCTGTGGCGAAGGAATCCCGGGAGCGGCTTCCGCGGGCCCCGCATCAGGGAGCCTTCGGGGCGAGCGTCGGACGCGGGTACGTCTTGATCTCGCCGGTGAGCGTGCCGGGGAGGGGCGACGCCGAGAGGAAGGTCCGGTTCGCGTTCCGGATGTGGTACTCGAACTCCTCGACGTTCAGCCGGTGAGCGTTCTCCGTCGGCTGGCACCACCCGCGGCTCGCCAGCTGCTCGACCTCCGCCCACGGATCGTTCGCGTACGAGAAGTCACGCGCCCACGGCCCGTCCTCGGAGATGACGACGAGTCGACCGTCGCCGCCCTTCTCCGGGTCGCAGAAGATCGAGCGCGAGCCGGTGCCTTCGCGCTGGGTGACCTTGTTGACGGCGGCGATGACGCGGTCGGACTGGTTGGTGATGTGCGCGCCGATGTTGTCGTGGTCGCGGTTGAGGTCGCCGAAGTCGATTCGGTCGAGGCGCTGCGAGAGGCCGCGGGCTTCGTCGCGCGCCTCCGTGAGAAGCTGGCGGTCGGAGTCGGAGAGCATGTCGATGTCTTCTTCCTTGTTGTCGAGGATTTCGTTCCCGCGCTTCACGATCCAATCGAGATCCATTCCGCCCGGGCACGCGGTCGCGTAGGAGCGACCGAGGAACATGAAGATTTCGCGGTGGCCGACGACGTTCCACGTCGAGAACGGACCGGAGCGGTTCAGCCGACCCCATCCGTACTTCACCGAGAGCGCGGCGCACAGCTGAGCGAGCGCTTCGTGCGAAGCTCTCGAAATCGTCCATCCGTTCGTCGAGAGGTTCTGGGTCTCGACCGTGAACGATCCGCGGTCGTAGGCGGCATCGGCCGAGGTCCACGCCCGGAGACCGGCCTCGACGATATCCCAGAACTCCCCGTCGACCGTACAGATTCGGTTCGCCGAGACCTGCCGCGATCCGGAGACCATCATGTCGCGCATGTTGATCGCCGAGGTCGTCGCGCCGTGGTGAAGCTGCGCCCGGACGACCTTCTGGCCGAGACGGGGACTCGACTGGTGGGACCGGAAGGTCCGGGTCGTGAGTTGCTCGAGCGTCTTCATCGCGGCACCGCCTCGAAGACGTCGCCGTCCCAGAGGTAGACGTTGAGGAGCGGGTCGACGAAGTCGAAGGTCTCGTCTCCGCGGTGGAGTACGAGACGGTGGGTCTCCGTCGTCCACACTCGCTCGGTGAGACCGTCGAGAGCGTCGAGGAGATCGGCGACGGAGAGGAAGTGGCCCTTGTTGAAGGACTGGACTTCGTTTCCGAGCTTCACCCCGATTCGCACCGGGGCGGGCGGCTCGTAACCCTCGGGAGGAATCCACGGGGCCGGGCAGGGTGGCAAGTCGTCGTTGGTCATTCTTGCCTCCTTTCATATCGGAGGCAATTCTACCTCTTCGACTATCCGCGGCCGACTATGAACCAGTTAGAAGAAGTACAGAATACTTCAATCCATCCATAGGCGTTCGTGATTGTCGCGCTTGTTTGCCCGTCGATAGTGGAAGGGCTTCTGGAAGTAATCGTGTGAGTCGTCGCCGTCGCAGTGACGTTCTTAATGATGATTGTTAGTCCGGTCATCGAGGTAACTGCGGGAAGGCGAAGCGCGAGTCCCGTAGAGGACTGAGCGAGAACGATCGAGGTTGTGGAGAGAATGTCGCCGGACGAAGTGAAGAGAGTGCTCGTGTAGCGGACGCCTCGAAGGATCGGCCGGTCGAGCGTCTTGTCGAGGATCGTCTGAGCGCCGGAGGTCGTGACGACGGCGACGCCGCCGACGGTGAAGACGCCGGTGAAGTCGACGGGGCTCGAGACGGTCTGCTGATTCGAAGCGGCGAGCGGGAGGCGAGCGGCGAGCGCGTCGCGGAGGTCGACCTGATCGTAGAGCGAGCCGGAGACTCCGCCCCACGCCGCGAGCGACCCGGCGCCCGCCGGACCCTGCGGACCGGCCGGACCCTGGGGCCCTGGGACGGTCGAGTCGGCCCCTGTCGCTCCTCGCGGACCCACCGGGCCGATCGGCCCCTCCGGACCTGTGCCTCCCGTGGGCCCCGCTGGCCCCTGCGGCCCGATCGGGCCCGGGACCGTACTCGGAGCACCGTCGCGGCCGTTAACGCCGTCTCGCCCAGCCGGGCCCGCGGGCCCTTGCGGCCCTGTCGGTCCTTCGGGGCCCTCTGGTCCGGTTCCGCCCGCTCCGCCGCTCGAGGCCGACTGGCGGCGGCGCTCGCGCTGAAGCTCTCGGACGTCCTGCTCGATCGCGACGGTACGGCGAGGAAGGGCGGCCCCCGCGGCCGGGATCGTCCGCTCAGACAACGCTCGCCCCGTCCGTCGTCACGCGAGCCCAAAGACCGCCCTTGTACTCGACCTCGGCGATGCGCTGGAGGTAGGTGCCGCCCGGGATGTAGTTATCCGCCTTGAGCTTCAAGTTACACCAATCGCCCTTCCGAATGTCATTTATGCGGTGCTTCGCGCTCTGGACGTTGACGTCGAAGCTGAAGAAGCGGCCGAAGCGCTGACCGTTGCGGAGGTCGGCTTCCGTGTACGAGTCGAGGGTGCGCTGATCGACGATGTCCCGGCGGCCGGTGTCGACGATGTCGAGGAGCGGTACGCCGTCGTCGATGAGGTTTCGGTCGGCGCGGACGGAGAGGAGGAGGTCGTCCACGTCGCCGGAGATTCCCCAGGACCTCGATCCGATCGCCTCCGAGTCGGTCTCGATCTCGACGCCGCGGACGCTCGGGAGCTTCCCGGTCTCGGTGAACGTGAGGACCCGGTCGCTGGTGACTCGAGGCTCCTCGTCGTCGCCCACTCGCAGCACCCACCGGAACTCATCGCCGATCATGTCGCATCCGAACTCGATCTCCGGCCCGTTCTCGAGATCGCGAATCTTGTTGATCGCTTCTCCGACGGTGACGGCGTCGATCGCGTCGAACTCCCGATCGTGCGAACCGCGGCCCGGCTGCGGGTAGCGGATCGGGAGATGGAAGCCTTCCCACCCGGTCGCAGTCCGGATCATATTCGAGACCATCGTCGGCCAGTCCTGACCCTTGAACGAAACGCGGACTTCCGGGTTGGGGACGTTCTCCGGCTCGCCCTTGTCGTCGAGGACGGTCGTCGTCCACGGCGCCTCGAGAGCGTTCGGCCGGAGGAGGAGTCGGCGCTTGAGAAGGTACTCGGGACCGACTGCGGAGATGGAGAGTCGACGGGCCGCCTTGTCGTACCCGGGGTGACGGGTAATGATTCCCATCGATCGGACTACTCCATCTTCGACAACGGCCATCGACCTCTTCAACGGGAGGAGAGTGTTGAAGAGGTCGGCCGTCGCGAGGCGTTCGTCATAGGCCGGGATCACAGCCGAGATCGAGTCGGGCGTGTTCCGCGACTCCTTCCACGAAAGTGAGTCCTTGACGAAAGGAACGGAGAAGGCGTTCGCGCCGGAGACCGTGTCGAAGATGAAGAGCTTCCTCACTGGGTCCGCACGATCTTCACGCGCATCGTGTTACCGGTGAGGTTGCCGTTGTCCTTGTAACAAACGACCCGCATTCGGTATCCGGCCTTCGTGATCCGCTGAGCCGGGAGGGAGACGGAGATTCGGTCCTCCCCGGCGTTGATGTGCGAGCGGGCGAGGATGGTGTTCGACTCCGTCTCGAAGCCGATGAACCCGCGGCCGATCGTCGGCTTCGGAAGAGTCCAGTGGCAGATGAGATCGTAGTCGCCGGGGACGTTGAAGAGGAGCCCGCGCGGGTCGCCGATACCCGGGCCGTCCTCCCAAGTCCACACCGGGGAGTTGTTCCCATCGACGTTCGAAAGGCTCTGGTCGAAGTCCCAACTCGGGTACTGAAGCTGGTTGTCGACCATTCCTCGGAACGAAGAGAACTCGATGTGCGGCCGGTTCCCGCCGGAGACCATCCACGTGTCCCTCGAGCTACGAATGTACTTCGTCTCGGTGTTCATCACGTAGACCTCTTGGCCCCACGTCGCCGTGAAGGAGTCGCGCTCGACTTCGTATCGGAAGTAGAGGAGCCCGCCTGCGAGCGCCGTGTACGGGTACTCCTGCCGAGCGACGACGCCCGCGGCGCGCATGTTCGTGACGCCCGCCGGTACGAGGAAGGACGCGATCCGCAGGCCGCCGTCCGGGATCGCGGCGATGGCGGCGTTGACGGAGGGGTCGGTGCTCGTCGCGCCGACGATCCACGCCAACTCCGGCTCGTCCGAAGTGTCGTTGTACGGGGAGGATTCGTTCTGCTTGAGGTAGAGGACGTGGTACCGGCTGTTGGCCGTCGGCGCCGCCGGAGCGGGGACGTTGAGTTGCGAATCGTTCGCGATGAAGAGGACGCCGTCGCGCACGAGGACGGCCTGGAACGGCTCGACGTCGACACTCATCGACGACCCGCTCCCGCGGACGACCTCTCCGCCGTTGTGCTGCGGAAGGATGCCCGTGCGCGGACGCCCGAAGCCGTCGCGGACGATGAGGGCCGCGAGATCGCGACGGACGTCGCCGGACTTGGCCTTGCCGTTCGGTCCCGGGAAGGAGTAAGTAAGTGCCATTGGAGTTTCTCCCTAAAGGTAGGCGGGTCTAATCTTACCGGTCAGGGTCGGTGACCCCTTCGTCGCTCCGAGCGGCTGGAACTGAATCGTCGCCCGATCGCCCGGCTCGACCTCCGGCCAGCGCTCGACGGTCAGGTAGACCGAAGCGTCGATTCCGTTCACAGTCGCGGTCTCGAGCGACGGGCTCAACTCGAGGACGTCATCCTCGGCGAGCGTGTGACGGAAGATGATCGAGGTCCCGTCCTCCTGCCGACGGAGCCGGACGCCGCCGTCCATCCGACCGCCGGAGACTCGGAAGCTCGGACTCGTCGGCTCGGAGCCGAAGTTCGAAAGGGAGATGCGGCCCTGGGTCGTCGGGATGCCGAAGTCGAGCGGGTACTCGATCGGGTATTCGAGGCCGAGCCCGCCGCCGTTGATCGCGATCCCGGTCCGGAGGACGACCTCTTCGCCGTAGCGGTACGGGTCGTGAGCGACCATGTCGATTGTGAAGTCGAAGCTCGAGTGACGGTTGTTGTCGGGGACGGCCCGGCGAACGAAGACTTCCCGACTCGTCGGCATCACCTCATCGTTGAACGTCGCGTCGATCTTCCGACCGCGCCTCCGCAGTCCGGCGAGCCGGTTCCGCGCTTCGTGCGCGTCCTCCTTCGAGGCGCCGACGTAGACGCCCGTGACGGAGATGACGGCCGACGGGAGGTAGGTCTGGTCTTCGTAGAACTGACCGTCGCCGCCCTCGATGTCGTCGGTCTCCTGGTTGACGTCGTCGAAGCCGAACCACCCTTGGATTTTGCTGAAGTACCACCCATCGGAGTACGCTCCGCCGCTCATGACGATATCGTGATTGAGAGTTAGCGACCGCATTACATAACCTCCAGGGCATCTTGAGTTTCGCGGGCGATGACGCGAGCGGCGATGCGACCGTCGTCGGTAGTGGTGATGTGGAACTCCTGGCGAAGACCGCCCATCTCCTGCCCGGTCCGATCCTTCGCGCCGACGTAGAGAGAACCGGCGTTCGCGAGGAGGTCGGAGTTGAAGTTCGCCGGGATCGAAACGTTCAGCCCATTCAGCATCTTCATAACGTCGCCGACTTCGCTTTGCATTCCGGACATAAGCCCCTGCATAATCATTTTACCGGCGGGCTTGAGGAGAACCTTGTCCTTCTCGGGCGGGCCCTTCTGTTCCGGAATCATCGAGGTAATGCCATTCAGAACATCAGTCAGTCCGCCGAGCATGTTCTGGACTCCCTCGATGAGTCCGCCGATGATATCCTTACCGGCGTTGTAGAGCCACGATCCCGCGTTCGAGAAGACGTCAATGATCGTGTTGTAGACGTCGTCGAAGATCGAGCCGACCTTGTCCATCGGCTTCTTGATTGAGTTGAATACCTTGTCGAAGATACCGCCGACGAAGGATACGAGTCCACCCCAAACACTCGAGATGAAGTCCATTACTCCATTGACGACTCCGCCGATAAAGTCGAGAATCGCGCCCCATACGGAGAGAGCGATGCCGAGAAGGAATTGGAAGATCGATACGGCCATGTTCACCGCGTTGACAATCGTCGGCGCCACATAGCTCATGAACCATCCGACGACCACTCCGATCGCAGCCATAATGGCATTCCAGATTGCGACTGCGGTGTTGAAGAGGAATTGGAAGATTGCCATGACGAGATTGATAGCTGCGACGATGACGGGCGCGACGTAAGTCATGAACCATCCGACCACAACGGCAATCGCCGCCATAATCGCATTCCAGATAGCTACCGCCGTGTTAAAGAGGAACTGGAAGATAGCTACCACGAGGTTAATCGCCGCGACGATCACCGGGGCGACATAGGTCATAAACCAAGTCACCACCGCGCTCACGGCCGCGAAGATTCCATTCCAGATCGCGACGGCCGTGTTGAAGAGGAAGGTGAAGATCGCGACGACGAGACCGATAGCGGCAACGATCACCGGCGCCACATACGTCATAAACCAGTTCACGACCGCGCTGACTACTGCGAAGATCGCGTTCCACACGGCCGACCCGGCGGCGAGGAGGAACTGGAAGATCGTGACGATGGTGTTGATCGACGCGGTGATCGTCGGGACGACGTACGCCATGAACCACTCGACGACCGGGGTGATGAAGGCGACGATGTTGTTCCATACGTCGGCGATGATCGGGCCGAGCGTCTCCATGACGTCGCCGAGCCACTGGGCGGCGGTCGCGAAGATGCCGGTCTGGTCGACTCCCTCGGTGAGCGAGACGCCGTTGATCATGTTCGTGAAGACCTTGAGCCCGTCGGCGACGAACTGAAGAGCGCCGACGACGACGTCGAGGACGGGCACGAGTACCGCGATGAGGATGTCGATGAGCGGCGTGATGAGCGGGACGATCGCCGCGAAGAGATCGGCGACGGCCGAGATGATCGGCATGAGGAGGCCGAGCGCCGCGACGAGGAGTTCCCCGGCGACTCCGGCGAGCGTCGCGATCACCGGCACGAGGGCGGTGATCACTTCGAGGATCGGCGGGAAGAGTTCCGCGGCGAGCGACGTCAGGATCGGCATGATCGCGGAGAGCGCCGTACCGAGAGCACCGGCGACCGTCGAGGCCAGCTGCGCGAAGACGGGCATGAGCGTCTCGAGGCTCGACTTGAGCTGATCGATGACGGGCTGGAAGGCGGCGCGAACTTCGTCCCACCCTCCGGCGAGCGTGATGATCCCGGCGACGAGGAGCGCGACGAGGGTGACGATGCGGAGAATCGGGTTGGTCGCGAGTACCTTGTTGAAGAGGGCGGTAGCTGCGGCGGCGATCTTCGTCTTCGCAGCCATGATCACTCCGGCGTTGCCGAGGAGCGTCTGAGCGCCGGTCATCGCGAGGATCGCGCCTCGAGCCCGGATCGCCGCGCCCGCCATAATCCCCATAGCGCCGACGGCCGAGAGGACGACTGCGGCGATGCCCGCGATCGAGACGATGTTCTCTTGGACCTTCGGGTCGAGTTCGAGGAAGGCGTCGACCACGGAGATCAGACCCTTCACCATCGCGTCGAGCTTCGGAAGGAGCATCTGACCGATGACGATTCCGGCGGTCTCGAGCGAACCGCCGAGCGCGTCGAGGCGGCCCTGGAGGTTATCCATTCGGGTCGCGGCGACTTCGGCGGCGGAGGTCTTGTTGATCGAGTCGGAGAGCTTGTTGAATCCCTCGGAGCCCTGGTCGGCGATGATCGCCGCGCCGCGGATCGCGTCGGAGCCGAAGAGGGTCGAGAGGGTCGCCTGCTTCTGCTGATCGGTCATTCCGGCGAGCGCGCCGCCGAGGACGTCGCTGATCTCGGCGAGCGACTTGATCGAGCCTTCGGCCGTGTAGAACTGGTTGGCCCCGTCCTCGGTGATGATCCCGAGTTCCTTCATGAGCCCGGCGGCCTTGTCGGTCGCGGGGTTCAGATTCGTCAGCATCGACTTCAGCGAAGTACCGGCGTCCGAGCCGACGATGCCCGCGTTACCCATCGCGGCGATTGCGAGGGCGGTGTCGTCGAAGGAGAGGCCGACGAGGTTCGCGACCGCGCCGACCTGAGACATCGAGTTACCGAACTGCTCGACGTCGATCGCCGAAGCGTTCGCGGCCCCGGCGATCGTATCGGTCACGCCGACTAGGTCTTGCGCCGTGAGTCCGAACTGGTTCATCGCGTTCGAGGCGATCGTCGCCGCGGTCGGGAGGTCGACGCCTCCGGCGGCTGCGAGGGCGACGGTCGCGTCGGCGGCGCCGTTGAGGGTGTCGGAGACGGAGACGCCCGCCTTCACGAGTTCCTCCATCGCCAGCCCGGCCTCCTGCGCCGAGAAGGACGTGTCCTTACCGATGCGGAGGGCGGCCTGGTTAATCTGGTCCATCTCGGCCGCGGTCGCGCCGGAGACGGCCTGAATCGCGTCGAGTTGGAACTCGAAGTCGCTGGCGGTCTTGACGGCCCCGGCGAAGGCCGTAGCAATCAGACCGCCAGCGGCGAGAGAAGCCTTACCCGTCTTGTCGAGGGCGCCGCCGACGGCGTTGAGCTTCGAGTCGGCGGATGCGGCGAGCTTGGAGATTTCCTCTTCGGCCTCCGGGATACCCGGGAGATCGGCCTCGATGATGATCTTGCCGCGCTGCTCTCCAAGAGTGTAGGCCACGTCTTCCTCCGATTAGATCATGCTCATCGGATCGCGGAAGCGACCCTTCGAGTTGGGACTATCGCTAGTGAGCCAGCGATTCAGTTCCATGGCGACTTTCTGTTCTGACGTCTTCTTGTTCTTCGATCTTGACGAGACTTCTTGGAGCCGGTTCTCGAGAGCTACTCCGAACGTTTGAACCGCCCGGTCGAAGCAGTAGGCGACGAAGTCATCTTCGATCGCGTAGATGTCAGACGGCCGCGTCCTCATCTGCTTCGCCATCTGGAACGCCGTCCAAAGCTGCCGCGGACTCTCGACGAAATCGGTCGAACTCGGCGTTACCTCCGAGCGCGTACTGCATGATCGCCATTCGGTCCATCTCGTCGATGTAGTCCGAGTAGACGGCCTCCTCGTCCCGGTCCTCCTCGGGAATCTCCTCGGTGACGGGCTTGTTCTCCTGCGAGAGGCGGGGCTCGCCGGACTCCTCGAGGACGGGGCGGTGGGAGACCAGGACGACCGGCTCGACCACGACGTAGGCGACGATCTTATCGACCGTCTCCATCATGTCCTCGTACTTCTTCGGGTCCGCGAGGATGTCCTCGGCCTTGACCTTCGGCCGACCCTGCGCCTTCGGGAGCGTCTCGCCGAGCACCTTCCCGGTGAGCGAGTCGAGGGAGTCGAGGACTCCCATCTTGATGAGACCGGAGACGCCCATCGACTTCCGCACCCGGCAGGTCTCGCCGCTCGGGAGGGTGATGTCGTCGTACTGGGCGGACTTCGACCATCCGGCGCCGTGCTTCTTCTTCGAAGCGGCGACCTTGGCCTTGGGGCTTGCGTTTCGTGCGGGCATCCTAGTGCTCCTTCTCGTCGTCTTCTTGCGGGTTGTAGTTCGGGCCGACCTAGGTCATCGAGATCGGGACGGCCGTTTCGTTCTGGACGAAGTCGTAGATCTTGTCGACGTTCGTCCCGTTGGGCACGGCGATGGCGATGCCCGACGCGGCGGTGAGGTAGAACTCCCCGTCGGTGAACTCACCGGTGAGGTCGCCGGTCGCCTTGCACATGTAGAGGACCGTGTGGAGGTCGCCGCCGGAGTCGGAGATCGCCTGGCCCTCGATGAGGAACCACGGACGCTGATCCGTGATGCGCTTCGAGTAGACCTTCTTCTGCGCGGGAGCGACGCCGGACTCGACGATCGTTCCACCCGCCATGGCCTGGTAGGACTCGAAGTTGAGGCCGCCCGCCTCGAGGTCCCACTCGACCGCCGAGCCGTTGCCGTGGGAGGCGACCTGACGGTCCTCGCCGCGAAGCTCGGAGAACTCCTCGGTGTCGGAGAAGGAGAGGGTGCGGATGACGGGGAGCTTGATGCGCTTGGAGCCGAGGGTCGTCCCGGCGGCATCCGTGTACGGCTGGAGAACGCAGTTTCGCATTCCGTACGGAAGCGCGGTCGCGGTGATGGACATTTAGTTCCTCCTCTTGAGGTGCGGCTGCTTGAAGCGCCGCGTCTTGGTCTCGCCGGTAGCGAGATTGAACTGATGGAGAACGATGACGCCCGGCTCCGCTCCGCAGAAGCGCGAGGAGCACTTGATCTCGACCGTGTGGTCGTCGACCCGCTCGCCGTGCTTCTTCGAGTCGCACCGGAGGTCGGTCATCAGACGGCTTCGAAGTCGTCCTGGGCGACGATCGCCCGGAGCGCCGCCGCGTTGAACTCCGACTTGGAGACGAAGAAGTCGTTGGAGGCCGACCACTCGACGCCGGACTCGGCGTTCTCGAAGCCGAGCTTCTGGAGGTCGTCCTTCGAGTACTGCTTGACGTTCGCCGTGCCGAGGTAGCGGATGCCGTCGACCTTGCGGTAGTTGACGACCTCCTCGGACTCGGGCTCGACGTCGGCGGACTCGATCTTCGAGACCTCCTCGGTGACGACGCCCGGGGCGACGACGTCGCCGGACTTCGAGGGAGTGGCGGGGGTGTTTCGATCGGCGGCCATTTCTGGCTCCTTTCCCTTTTAGTATGAAGACTTATCGAGCACCGTTATCTTACCGGTTAGAGGCCGCTTGCGACTGCCGTGAGCGAATAGGGGACGACTGCGGCGTTGTAGCCTTCGTCGATCAAATCCTCTCCTTGTCCATCGCCGACTCGCTCTTCGAATGCGAGAATGTACCCGGTATCGGTCCTGACGTTGAAGCGCGCCTTGATCTCTTTCGCAGCGGCATTCGCCAGCTTCTCGGCCCGGGTATAGTCGCCCATATTGTCATAGGCGAAGAGGATGAAAGGATGACGCTTCACGTCTCCCATTCCCGGGCTCTTCTGAAGCCACCGGACGACGATGAAGGGGAAGTCGGTTTCGGAGACGACGGCTTCCGCCTGATAGATCGGAAGGAGAGTCGCCGGGCTCGCGGCTGCGAGAACCGAAGCCGATCCGGAGAGGATGAGAGGGACGGTCTCGCGGAGACTAGGCATTTTCGAAAATCCTATCGATGACTTTGGAAGCGGTCTTCATGTAGATCGGGCCGCGGAGATCGATCGTCGGCTTGATGATCGAGAGGTCGCCCTTTCGGGTGAACTTGACGACTTCGAGGAAGAAGCCATACTTGACCGTGTGGAAGAGGTTGATCGTGTACTCTCCGCCGTTCGCCCGGCGCTTCGCCTCCCAAGTCCCCGTCAAGCCGGATCGGGCGTTCCCCGATCGGTCCGTCCACTTCGCGCCCTTCCGGGCGGCGTTCTGAGTTCGAAGGGCTTCGGCGGACGTGGTGAGTGCGAGGTAGCTGTGAGCCCGCCCCTTCGCAGCTTTAAGCCGCTTCTGGAGGTTCCGATCGCTCCACGTGAAGCTGACGCTACTTGCCACGCTCGATCACGACTCCCCGGCGTTCGTACCCGTTCTCCGACAGAACGTCGTCGATCTTCCACTCCCGCCCGGTCGTCGCGTCGGTCCAGTGGTCGCCCTTCGCCATCTCGGCGTCGAACGTTCCGAGGAGCATGTATTCCTCGACGCGCGCTTCGCCGACGAGGGTCCGCTGGACGCCGGTCCGGAACTGGCCGTTGTTCTCGACGAGGCAGAACGTCTGCGGATCGCGCGGCTCGAGATCGACCTCGAGGTATCCGCCGGAGAGCGTGCGGGTCCGGGTGACGGGGATGAGCTCGACGACGATCGGCGCTTCGGCGATGAAGGCTTCGGTGATCCTGCGGTTGATGCGGAGCTTCGCCGCGACCCGCGACGCGGCGCTCATACCCGCTCCGCCCGGCGGGTCCGGCTCGCGCGGCTCGGAGCGACGATCGCCGCGGGCTCCTCCGCGAGGAAGTACTCGTGCATCGCGATCGCATTCTTGTAGAGGCTCGAGAGGTTGCGGTTCGATCCGGCCTCCTGCGCGTCGGTGAGTTCGGCGTAGGTCGCCGCCTTCTCGAGCCACACGTCCGACGCGGCGAGGCGCACGCCCCGGGCGTCGATCCGAAGGGCGAGCGTGCGGTCGAGGTACGGGTCGACGTTCTCGGGCTCGCCGATCTTGGAACGGAGGTCGACGACTTCTTCGGGGGTTGCCATGGTTCTCTCCTTCGATGACGCGAGCCCCGGACCTAGGTGCAGTCCGGGGCTCGCGATGTGTGGTTGTGGGAACTAGTCCTCGAGGTCCGGGTCGTCCGCCTCGAGCGCCGCGATGAGCTGGGGCCGGTTGCCCGGCGCCTCGACGACGATCTGGGAGTCGTCCTCGCGGTCCTCGTTGCGGCTCGCGATCTCCGCCTTCAGGTCGTCGACCTTCCACTCGGAGTACGGCGGCGTCTCGGCCGACTCGTCGGCCTCCTCGTCGATCTCGTCGGCGTCGAAGTCGCCCTCCACCTGGACCTCGAAGCCGCTGAGCTCCGCGTCGCGGATCAGCCAGGGGCGCTCGAGCGCGTACTGGTGATCCTCCGGGGTGAGCGGCTTCGAGAAGTCGAGCGTGCGTGACATGTACTTTCCTTCCTCGAATACTGCGAGATGAGAAGGGGCGCCGCCCACCAAGAAGACGGCGCCCCAGTTGGCTACGGGATGTAGCGGGCCGGAGCCGTGTACGTTCCCGAGGGCTTGATCTGCATGACGGCCGAGCCGCCGCGCTGACGGACGCCGGTGCCGAAGCCGCGCGTGTAGAAGGAGTCCATGAGCGGGTAGTCCGGCTGGACACCCTTCACGAGCTTCAGTCCGCGGAGGTTCGGGTCGCGGTGCTCGCGGAGGCCGACCGGGTTGTTGAGGTTGGCCGAGCCGCCGGTGCCGACGATCGTGATGTACCCGGCGGGGAAGAGGTCGTTCTCCAGGATGAGGAGATCGCCGTACTTCCCGACGACGCGGACGCCCGCGTAGCTCGGAGCGGGCTGGTTGCCCGCGACCTGCTGGCCGGGCTCGAGGATGCGGTCGAGCGGCTCGCCCGCGGCCGGGATGAAGTCGTAGTCGTCGCCGTTCGCGATGCGGAACTTCTTGATCGCCTTCGTCTCGCGGGAGTTGCAGAGGAGGACGTGCTGGACGCCGTTCTCGGTCCCGAAGCCGTGGTGGCGGAGGTGCTCCTGGAGGTCGTCGAGGTCGCCGGACGTCACGGTCGCCGCGCCCGACACGAGGTAGTGCGTGTGGGTCCCGTCGTGGGTGTTCGTGAGGTAGTTCGGCGGGACGGTCCCGTCGCCGTTGTAGAGGGCGTAGACGTCGACCGTCTCGTCGTCGATCGTGGCGGTCCGGTTCTCCGGGATGAAGAGCGCGTCCATCA